TATTTTAATTTGTATTATTGTTTTGTTCTCTTTGTTTTCTTTTCTCCAAAAGTTCTTTAACTCGGTCACGTTTTCTTTCTTCTTGTTGTCCTTCAAAACCTAAGAATGTTACCGAACTTTCTGTATCTATTTCAAGTAGTTCGTTGTTGAATTTGCAATTTTCAAAAACCACACCATCTTTACCAATACGTGACTTGGTAATTGCAATTGTTGCCAAGTTCATTTCTTTTTGTTGTAGTGTTTTTGCTACCGATATGATTACGTGTCCTACTTGGGCTTTCTTAATTGACCCGCCCATTTGGTCTGTTGTTACAACCTCAGAAGAGATTGATGACCTATTACCTTGTGTTGCCGTCCAACCTACCAATGATAACTCATGACACATTGCCTCAAATCCTCTCATTACTGACCCCTCAGCCTTCCACTCATCTTTAGAACTACTTTCAGGGACCACACAATCAATATAGTCCAAAAGAACTAAATCAATTTTTGTTCCGTCAGCAATCATTTTTCTGATTTGACTTTTGATTTGATTCATTGTCATAGAATCTGAAGGGAGTTTCTTTAAAATCAACTCGTTCTTCATTGTCTCTTTAATCTCAGTGATTTTACTTATTACGGTTTCTTTATGTAGAACCAAATTATCAGGTTCAATACCAGTCCATAAGGTGAAGTGTTTACGTTGTACAATCTTCGGATTGTCTTCAAAGAAGATTTGTAAAACATTATACCCAAGATTAAAAGCCGTGTTAGCAATTTTAGTTAAGATAGTTGTGTTATGAGTCAAAACATAATCTCTAGTCACAAACAATTCATCGGGGTTAGAAACTTTAATACAAACCGCTTCTTCATCGTGCGAATATGTTATTGATTTAACATATTTTTGTTCAACATATTTAGTTCTCATATAATACCTATCAACTTTTCTCAACAATCTAAAAGGAACAATATTATTAGCAAATGATATTGTTATGGTATAAGCTAATTGACCTTGTTTTTTTTCACCATCATATGTGTATGTTGGTATTTTACTATTAACTCTAACCGTTCCACCCAAAGATAAAACCAACTCTCTGACATCATCACATAATTGTTCAGATATTGTTGTAAATTGAGTTGTCCCTTTTTTATCAACATAACCATCAGTGTCCATTAACCCCTGTAAAATTGAAACTCTAACATCTAATGAATTATAAAGATAATCTTTTGGTATGAATTTATTATTAGATTTCTTATTGAGTAATCCGTAAAATTCAATTCTTTTTTTAATTTGAGTTTTAAAGTTGATAGATTTAATGGTTTTAGTTTCATTTCTTTCATATTCATTATATGATGAATGTTCTTCAAGATGTTGTATTGTTTCAAATAATTCATCATCTTTAGTTGATATACGTACCCCACTATCACACATACTACCATCACCTAATAATAACCCAAGTAAATATGGGTCAATTAACACATCTCTTTTTTCAAAATCAACCGGACTCACCACAGGTAATCTATAATTGTATCTACTTCTCTTCTTGATGTCATTCATCATATCCGAAGTTTTAACAACTTTATATCCATAGTTAGGATTATATGTACTTTTACCTTTAACTCTCGTTTTACCCGTTCTCATATTAAGTGTATTAACACTCCAAAGATGTTCTTCATCACAATTTACAAAAGTATCATCAGTAAATTCAACTTTATAAATTGGTCTAACATTCTGAGGATAAACCCCCAACACATATTGTTCTTTACCATCACTACCAACAACTTTATCTCCAACCTTAATATCACCCATCGTCACCCATCCTGTTGGTGTTAAAACTGGTTCAGAATACGGCAAAGATTTACCAACCCCCGTAGGAGCCAATATAACACCTATCTCACCCTTTGCAAGACCACCCTTAAGTAATCTGTCAATTCCTGGTATTCCGATTGGAATTGGGTGTCTAAAATCCTCGTCTAATACCGTATCAAGGTTAGAAAATATATCGGTTGTACCCATATCTCTTTCTCCAACTTGTAACGCCAAGCGAATTAACCCCTCAACTTTATCATATGATTCAAAATCACCTTCAGTGATAATCTTTTGAGATTTGTCCATCGCTTTTTGAAGTTCTTGTTGTTTACAAAACTTCAAAGCCTTTTCTTGAACAAATTGAGTCCCTTCAAATGGAGCATCTTTGATTTGTGAAATAGTATCAAGAACGATTTTAGCAACCAATTCTTGTGAGATTTCGGATTTAACGATTTGTTCAAGAGTGTCAAAGTTAGGGGTTGACTGATATTTCGCATGATACTCCTTTGTCATCTGTAGGATGATTTTAAAGTACTTGTTGTCAAAATAAACACTTTCAATTACATCCATAATTGATGTTGAAAATTCTTTATCTACAATAAGTTGGTTTAATAATTGTATTTGAAATGTGTTCCCTAAATAATCAAAATTCTTGTTCATATATCGTTTTTGTAATCCCTTGTTTTATTAAATAGTTACTTTCTTAGGTCAAGACCCAAATAATCAAAACTTAATTTTCGGGATGAAAAAATGTAAGTCAATTCTCTCAAAACTTCTTTCAAAAATGGTCGTACGTCAACCGTATAACGAACTTTTGGTGGGAATAATTTTCCATCAAAAAATCTATGACAAATTGTCTGTTCTCCAACTTTGATGTAAAGGTTAAATTGCTCACTTCCCTCGGTAAATGATGTATTCATAATTGATGAATCACTCATAATTGCTTCTGTGTTGTCAATCATGTAGGTGACCGTTTTCATCTTTAAATGATACTCAAGTTCTTGTTTGAATTGTATCATGTAGTAATACAATTCCAACGAATTTTTTGCGTTTGGATTGAATCCTCTAACATTGAAAAATCTTTGAACAACAATGTTGTCATTCAATGTCATCAGGAACTCCATTTTGGTGCTGTCTTGTTCTTTCATATTTAATTTTTGTTTGTGTTTCTTTTTTCTTTTCTAATTAATTTCATAAATGGTTTTAGGAAGTTTACCCACGCCTCATCATCTTTTGGTAGGTATTTGAAAAGTCCGTCTTCCATCATCATTCTCATCAAGTTTTTATATCCTCTATCAGTTGGGTCTATAGTATCATTTAATATCTGTGTCACCAATTCTTTTCCATCTTCAGTTATTAAAGGATTAGTTAAATCAACAATCTTTTTGTTTGTTGTATAGAACTCTTCCCCAAATATAGTTGATTTTGTCTTACCTTCCAAAAGGTTAACCAATGTTTTTATAGGTTTCTTTTGCGGGATATTTCGTGCATAATCCAAGATTTCTTCTACTGTGCATGGTTTCTCCAGCACCTGAGGGAAATATTTGATTAATGTTTTTTCCCCAAGCCCTTCAATTCCACTGATGTTATCGGATTTGTCCCCTGTAAAGATTTTAGTTAATAATACATTATAGTGGGGGATATCAACCTTGTTAATGGTTATCATATCCCCATTCTTATAATATTGTTTTGATATTGGTGAATAAATGGTTACCCTCTCGGAGATGAGTTGGGTAAGGTCTTTGTCCGCAGAGAAGATTATAATATCCTCATCGGTTGCAATTTGTGTATAAAACGCCATAAGGTCATCCGCCTCGTTGTTAACCATTTCAACCTGACGAACAAATATTTCTTCAAGGTATTGTTTAACACGGGACTGTTGATACAAATACGATTCGTACTTGTATTCATTCATATCCTGTCTTCTGTTCGCTTTATACTGGGGGTATAGACCTTTTCTGATGGATGAATTTGAGTCCCCATCCCACATCACAATTACTTTATCATGGTTGTGCTCTTCAAGGAATTTGCGGAGTATGTTCACAAAATGAAATACCCCACCCACATGAGCACCGTCGTTATACACGTCTTTTGCCCCGTGGAATCCTATCTTGAATAAATTATTTCCGTCTACTAATAATGTTTTAATCACCTGTGTGATTTAAAATGTGATACAATTTTTTTTACTCTTTTACTATCTAATTTCAGTAATAATAACTTGTTTGACATTACTTGTCAAATTATTAGTATCTCTTATTTTTTTTTCTGCCTCAGAATATGAGTTTCCATTCATATTAATTGTTGTTTGTAAATTAGTTTTACCACCACCTTCATAAATTAAGGTGTAACTTACTTTTTTGTTTTCTGACATAATTGTTGTTTTTTTTTATTATAAAATTTTATCACTCTTTTTCATATTTTCTTCCGCCCATAATGGTTGAAGATTTGTATAATGACACAACTTGTAAAGTTCTTCCTCTGTTTTTGCCAAAGATAATGGAATAATGTGGTCAATGTGCCATTCACTCCTATTCTCCCAAGTCATACCATCAACAAATTGTTTTTCTAAATGTTCCTTAAGGAATTGTGGAGAACATCCAACAATTTCAAAAGTTTTGTTTGTTTTTGAGATGTTAAGTTTTTTTAAGTACCCTGATAATCTTGACCTCATACCGGTTAATAATTTAAATTCAGGCTCTTCTTTTTTTCGATTGTTCCAATAATCGTTATATTTTTTTCGATTATTGTTAATCCATATTTTCTTTTTTTCAGTTTGAACATCTTTAACTTTATCCCAATAGTCTTTAACTTGTTTTTTATATTTTTCAGGATTATTTTTTCTCCAAATCTGTTTTTTTTCTAAATGAGATTGTTTGTTTTTTTTAAAGTAATCCTTACTTCTCTGTTTAATCTTTTCCTCATTGTTTTTTCTATATTCTAAAGCTATTTCATTAAAACAACATTTACAATCAGAGCGATACCCATCTTTAGTATCCTTTCTTTTGTAGAATTCGCAAATTTCTTTTTCTTGACTACACTTACTACAAACTTTGGTTTCCATTTTTAATATATTCTTTTAATAACTTATTAACAAGAGAAGATAGATTAATAGATTTGTCCTTAAAGTATTGTGGAAGTTCTGGGTCAATTGCCACAGAAATTTTCACCTTTTTTTTATCTTCATCAATTTTATGTCTTCCCATATTATATAAATACCTCAAAAATTATTAAAAGTAATAATAGTATCAATTTTTTTTATTCGTCAGTTTCGTCAGTTTCATCTAAAACAATTTCACCGGTCCCACTAAGAATTGCACCCCAATAACTAGAATATTGTTTTTTATATTTATCTAAATCTTCTTTTGTATCCGCAATATATCCTTGAGGAACCGCAATAATTTTCCCATCCTTAAACGCAATACCATTTACGTGATTTTTTAATATTGACACTTTTGTTCTAACAGCATAAGATACGGTTCTACCATTTTTAGTTGCCGTTATGTGATTAACTCCCGCATTTTTTTGGTTACCAAATAAAAACACTAAAGACGATGCCAAGTATAACGCTTCACCTCCCTTAGGTTTTATAGAAGGTTGACCAAAAGGTGAGTCAGGAAGTTCGACCCAAGGTTGTACAATAACAATTAAGGTATTGTAATAAGGATAATCTTCTTTTTTTGATTTTGTAATTCTAGAGTGTAATCCCATTCCTATTTTTTCAGATAATACTCTCGCATTATGCATAGACCCACCTTTACCTTCAAAAGTCATCTGACAAGGAATACTTCCAATACTATCAAAGAAAAACGCAATATCATAAGGTATTTCACCACTTTCTTGAGCATCTAAAATATTATTCATAAAGTCGGTAGCTTGTTCAATAGTTTCAAAACTATCGTTAAAAATGAAATGTCCGTCCCATTCTCCATTTTCATTCTGTTCGGCTTGTAACCCTAATTCAACAGAATGAGACCATGACCATTTTTTTTCAGTTATAATAAACACAGGTAAATGCCCTTTTCGTTGAGCGTCTGCCGCGGCTAATATCATTGCCGTCGTCTTAGAAGTGTTGCTATGTCCCAACATCATATTAATCCCCCCCATCACTGGTCCGGGTAATCCACAAGCTTCCATGAAGGCTTCCCCACAATTGTAAAAACTCTCAGGTTTATATTTTGTTTTTGTTGAGAATTTCTTCTTAACATCTTCCATTGAAAATTTAGTTTTCTTTATTGCCATATATCTGTTTTTTATTTAATTAAAAAAACATTCTCAAAGACAAAATGTCCTTGAGAATGTCCTTGATAAGTTATTAGAATGGCAAATCGCCATCAGGTAAGTCATTCATTTGTGGGTCTTCAACTTTAGTCGAAGGTTTTGAACTTCCTCCACCCATTTTGGTTGTAGATTCTGTATCGTCTCCGTATACATATCCACCTTTATCACTATCCCATTTTGGTGTTTCTCCACGAGCGATAGCTTGAAGATATTCAACCGGTTTTTTAGAATAAACATCCAACCAAGTTAATTCATCATTAATCCATGAACCCGCTTGAGTTTTGTCTTCGTGAACCGCTGTCGGGTCATCATACATAATTGTTGAGACACTTGTATATTCTTTACCTGCCGGTGTTTTAGACTTTGTTAACTCAATGATAAGGTCACGACCTTTTTCAGCGTCAGTGATATCACCTTTGTTTCTCCAAATTGGAATAATTTTATCCAAGATACCATCATTTTTGTAATTGTGTTTGAATCTCCAAAACTTTGGACCATCTTCCTCGTGGTCTCTGTCGATTACTTTTACGATATAGAACTTACGAGACTTATATTGTTTCGCCAATTCTTTATCAGATTCTTTACCTGTTGACATCAATTCTTCATAAACCTCATTTAAAGGAGAACGCTCGTTGTCATTCTTTCCTGGGTCATAGAATTTTTGCCATTG